TATATGTCAGATGCTGACGTAGCCTATGATACCGCCTGCGATAACCAGGTCACATACGGCGAAGGTTATATCCGCATATTAACGGAATATTTAAAAGAAGACTCTTTTGATCAAGATATTAGAATAGGGCGCGTTCGTAACTCGTTCAGCGTCTATATGGACCCAACGATTAAAGATCCTTGCGGTCAGGACGCCGAGTGGTGCTTCATTACTGAAGACATCAAAAAAGATGAATTTGAGCGTCTATATCCAGACTCAACACCGCTTTCAACATCTATGACAATGGGTGTAGGCGATCAGTCTATTGCTCAGTGGGTGTCGGAGGATATGGTCCGCATCGCTGAGTATTTTTATATTGAGCATAAAAAAGAAGATCTTAATCTTTACCCCGGCAATTTGACGGCATTTAATAATACGCCTGAAGATAAAATGCTGAAGATGCAATTCGGCAAGCCATTGCGTTCGCGTGAAGTGGACCGTCGTAAGGTAAAATGGCTCAAAACTAACGGTTTTGAGGTGCTGGAAGAGCGTGATTGGGCGGGTAAATATATTCCGATTGTCCGCGTCATCGGCAACGAATTTGAGGTAGATGGGCTGTTATTCATCAGCGGTTTGGTTCGTAATGCCAAAGACGCACAGCGCATGTATAACTATTGGGTCAGTCAGGAAGCTGAGATGCTTGCACTGGCTCCTAAAGCCCCCTTCATTGGCTATGGTGGTCAGTTTGAAGGGTATGAAATGCAGTGGAAGACGGCCAATACAAACAACTGGCCGTATTTGGAAGTAAACCCGGACGTTTCTGATGGCGCTGGAAATCCTCTTCCCCTACCAAGCCGCTCTTCTCCGCCAGAAGCTCAAGTCGGGCTTATACAGGCTAAGGCTGGCGCAGGTGAAGACATCAAAGCCACCACGGGTCAGTATGATAGTTCAATTGGCGCGACAAGCAACGAACGAACGGGTCGTGCTATTCTGGCGCGGGAGCGGCAAGGCGACACGTCTACTTACCACTACGTTGATAATCTTTCCCGCGCTGTCAAGTATGTCACAAGACAACTCATAGACCTTATCCCTAAAATCTATGACACTGAACGCGTGGCTCGCATTATAGATGCTGGCGGCGAAGTTAAAATGGCTAAGATCAACCCAATGCAAACTGAACCGGTCAAAAAGATCGTGGATCAGCAGGGTATTGAGATTGCCAAGATCTATAATCCAAATGTCGGCACTTACGATGTGCAAGTCTCTAGCGGACCGAGCTACATGACCCGCAAGCAAGAGGCTATGGACACAATGGGCCAGATCCTTCAGACAAATCCGGCTCTTTGGTCGGTTGCAGGTGATCTGTTTGTTAAGAATATGGATTGGCCTGGCGCTGAACAAATGGCCGAGCGTTTTGAAAAAATGCTTGATCCAAAAGTTCTTCAAAATACGGATGAGTCGCCAGAAGCTCAGATGATGCGCCAACAAATGAATGATATGGCGAATCAGATGGAGCAAACGACTCAGATGATTCAACAACTTCAGCAGTCTTATGATATGCAGAAGCTAAAAATTGATGAGCAAAATACGCAAATTAAGGCTTTTGATGCTGAAACCAAACGTATTCAGGCGACAGCGGCCAACATGACACCAGAGCAAATCCAAGATATTGTTATGGGAACCGTCGCTGCGGCTATGGACACAGGCGATATTGTGCGGGGAACACAGGCGCGTAACCCAGAACAAGGCGAGTTAGGCATATGAAAGCGGCTGATTTTGTAGGACATCTGTTCTTAGCGCGGGATGTGACGCATAGCGTCCATCTAAACACGCGGTCCTACGCGAAGCATAAGGCGCTAAACAAGTTTTATGATAAGATTATTGATAAGGCTGATGATTTTGCAGAGGCTTATCAAGGTCGGCATGGTCTTATTGGACCGATTTCACTGATGTCTGCCAAGAAAACTACAAATGTGGTAGAATTTCTTGAAGATTCACTGAAAGACATCGAAGAAAACCGCTTTAAAGTCTGTGAAGAGTCTGATACGGCCCTTCAAAACATAATCGACGAGATTATAGGGCTTTATCTTAGCACACTCTACAAACTGAGGTTTTTAGCATGACGAACTATGTGCAATTAAGCGCTACGGCGCAGGTAAAAGCATCGGCTGGCAAGCTGAAAAGCATTTTTGTCAGTTCAGGCACGTCACCAACGGTTACGGTCTATGATTCTTCGGCATCTTCAACCAGTGATCCACTTGTAATTGCCACTTTCACTGCGGCAACTCCTGGTGTATATCAGCTTACTGGTGATGATAGTGGTATTTTCCTGAAAAATGGAATATACGTTGTTTTAGGCGGCACAACTCCCAAGGTTACAATCGCCTACGACTAAACCGACTAGCCGGATAGCTAGGTAGGAGACGTAATGTCTGATGAAGAACAGGCTGTAGCGGAGATCAGCCCCGCGCCGGAACAGGAAGCTACGGCAGCACCTGCACCCGCTGAGACGACGCCGGAGGAACAAACCCAGGCAAAATCATTCACTCAAGAAGAGTTGGATGCAATTGTCGGGAAGCGCCTTGCAAGAGAACAGCGTAAATGGGAACGGGATCAAGCCCAACGGCTTGCGGAGCAACAGGCTAAACAGCCCGCTGCACCTCCACCCGCGCCAGACGACTATGAGAACGCGCAGGTCTATGCAGAAGCATTGGCTGAACGCAAAGCTCAAGAGTTGTTAGCGCAGCGAGAGGCCGCAAAACAGCAAGCTCAGATCCTAGACGCCTATCACGAAAAAGAGGAAGACGCTCGGTCGAGATACGAGGACTTTGAACAAGTCGCGTATAATCCGAATCTTCCTGTGACTGACGTGATGGCGCAGTCCATACAGGCTTCGGATATTGGCCCTGAAGTGATCTATCACCTCGGTTCCAACCCAAAAGAAGCCCATAGGATTGCCAGTTTACCGCCGATTTTGCAGGCAAAAGAGATCGGGAAAATTGAGGCTAAATTAGCTTCAAACCCACCGGTTAAGAAAACTTCAACCGCCCCGGCTCCTATTGCTCCTGTTTCTTCGCGTTCCACTGGTGCCCCGGCATATGATACGACCGACCCTCGCGCGATCAAAAGTATGTCAGCATCTGAATGGATTGAAGCGGATAGACAGAGGCAGATTAGGAAGTTAGAGGCTCAACGTCGCAGATAGGTGACATAAAATGAGCAATTCACTCTTAACAATTGATATGATTACAAGAAAGGCTCTGGAAATTCTAGAGAACAACCTTGTAATCACCCGCACGGTCAACCGCCAGTATGACGACAGCTTCGCCGTCGAAGGCGCTAAGATCGGTTCTACCCTCCGCATCCGTCTTCCAGACCGCGCTTTGGTTACGGACGGCGCTGCTCTTCAGGTTCAGGATGACAACGAGCAATACACGACCTTGACGGTTTCTTCACAGAAGCACATTGGCGTGAACTTTACGTCTGCCGAACTCACCATGCAGTTGGATGACTTCGCTGAACGCGTGTTGAAACCACGTATTTCTCAGCTTGCTTCATCTATCGACGCTGACGTGGCTAACTCCTACCAGGGTATTTATAACTCTGTTGGCACGCCAGGCACGACCCCTTCAACTTCGCTGGTTCTTCTTCAGGCACAGCAGAAGCTGAACGAGTTCGCTACGCCAATGAATCAGCGTTATGCTTGCGTCAATCCAGCCGCTAACGCTGGTCTTGTCGAAGGCATGAAAGGTCTGTTCAACCCAACGGATACCATTTCTCGTCAGTTCAAAAATGGTCTGATGGGCGAAGGCGTTCTTGGCTATGACGAAGTGAACATGTCTCAGTCGATCCGTCAGTTTACGACTGGCACGCGTAATACTTCAGCGTCTTACACTGTAACGACGACTGTTGCGACGCAGGGTCAGTCAACGATTGGCATCAGCGGTGCAACAACCGGTGAAACGCTTGCTGTTGGTGACGTGTTCACCATTGCTGGTGTGTATGCTGTCAACCCGCAGACCCGTGAATCAACTGGTTCGCTTCAGCAGTTCGTAGTAACGGCAGCTAACACTGCTGCGGCGTCTGCTTATTCGAGCGTGTCGATTTCTCCTGCGATCTATACGTCAACAAACGCTTTGGCGACCGTCAACAGCTTCCCTGCTTCGGGCGCTGCTATCACGTTCCTTGGCGCGGCCAACACGACGTATCCACAGAACTTGATCCATCACAAAGACGCGATCTCTTTCGCGACTGCCGATCTGCTCCTTCCACAGGGTGTTGATATGGCTTCGCGTCAGGTCCACAATGGCATTTCGCTCCGTGTTGTTCGTCAGTATGACATCAACAACGACCGTCTGCCTTGCCGTATTGACGTGCTGTATGGCTACAGCGTGATCCGTCCGGTTATGGCTACCCGTCTTTGGGGCTAATAGAGGGGGCGTAAGCCCCTTCTTTCTCGCAATTTAGGAGTTAAATCACATGGCACTTCCTTCAGTCGGCGGTGGCTATCAGTTAGGCGATGGCAACCTTAATGAACAGATATTGGGCGACCAAGGCTCGATTACAGCTTTAACGGGCGCAGCTAATACGCTTACGGCGGCTCAAACTGCGTCAGGCGTTATTACTGTTGCAAGTGGCGGCGCAGGCGCTTCTGTTGTGACCGTTCCAACGGGTGCTCAGTTGGACGCTCTACTTACGAACGCTAAAATTGGCAGCACGTTTGATGTTTCTGTCATTAACATCTCAACGACCAGCGGCGACGTTGTTAACCTTGCTGTTAACACAGGCGTCACGTTTGTTGGTAACGTTTATCTTGCCATCAATTCAGCTTCGGCTGCTGCTGTCACCTCTGGCATCTTCCGCT